TTGGAGCTGGTGACAGGAGTTGAACCTGCAACCCACTGATTACAAATCAATATATTTATTTGATATAACGATTTATTTTTATAAGTTGGTTGCTTGTTGGTTTCTTATTACGTCAGAAATCTTCCGCATGACCAGCTCATACTCTTTCGGATATGCAAGCTTTATGGCGTTCATGTGCTCGTCAAGCACCTCCATCAAGCCTCCAAAGGGCGCGGCGCTGGCCATTTCCACGAACTCGCTTTGCGGATTTTCTTTTGTGGAGTATGCCGCCGCATAAGTCGCGGGTGGCAATGCCTGGGTCTGCGCTTCAGGTGTGTGCGCTTCTTCCAGCTCGTCCCGCACAGTGCAGAGGGCGGCAAGCTTGTTGACGCTCTGCCAGCTGGTTTCCTCGCACTTGAGCTTGCGGATGTGCTCATTGATCTCGTCAATATCCATGCCTGCCGTCCTCCTCTCTTATGCGTTCCTCAGAATGTCTGCCGCGCGTTTGTAAGCGTCTCGCTCTGCACCGGTGGCTTCCTGCATCATGTCCTCGATGTCAGAGATCATGCGCTCACGGCCATCCGTGCGGGAGTAGTGCCCGCGCACATAGTGACGGCCACGGTTGGCGTAGCTGTTGCCCCGGTTGTAACCGTTCCCGGCATCGTGGCCAAAAGTCCCGCGCATGTCAGCTTCCCACTCACCCGCACGGCTGTAATCGCCGCCCTCGCAGTAGTCCTCGATGCGGTGGATGTCCAGAATGATGTCCACGATCTCACCGATCATTTCAACATCGCCCGGAGAGCGGTTCTTTTTGTCGGTCAGCTCCATGAGCTCGTCGCACATCTCATCCTTCAGATGATTCAGTTTATCCAGCATGACTTTATCTCCTTTCTTATGCTACCCGCTCAACGATCAGGTTGCTGTTTGCAATGCTGACCGCCTGCGTGCTGGTGTTTTCGAGTGCCACGGTCACGCAGCAACCGCGCGGCACCTCGATAAAGGCAGCCACGAAAACATTGAAGTAATTTTCGACTGCCGCCGGGGTGACAATCGCGGTCGCGCTGGCAAGGGGCTCCCCGTTAATAGCCAGCGCCACGGAAATGGCTTCCACGGTGCCGCCGGTGGGAATAGCGATATTACTGCCGAAACTCACCTTGAAGCGCGCACGGCACTGGTTGGTCAGCCCACGAAGGGTTACAATGCCTGCACCTTCACGGTGAACGATGCAGGAAGGACCGGCAACGGAGGTTTCGGTCAGTGGAAGGTTCTGGCCCGCCGCCACACTGACGGTGTTAGAATTGCTAAATTCAGCCATTTTATCGGCTCCTTTCATAGAAAAACGCCGGGACTGCTGCCCCGGCGCTCTGGTTTACAAAATCAGCTCAGGGGCTGAACATTTTGATGTGGGCATTTCCATTTTGGAAACAACCACTCAAAAAGCTGTCGTGATTCGGTTATGCGCAGCTGCCGCAGCTGCAACCGGTGCCGCAGTTACCGTACTGGTAAGGTGCAGGAACCGGGAATGCGGGCACGGGGCGCGGATTGTAGTAGGCCAGCTGACCGCTCATGTAGGCCTTGAGCGTTTCGTTCTGGGCTGCCTGAGATGCCGCAAGCTGTGCTGCGAACAGCTGCTGACCCTGCTCAGCGATCTTTGCGTCCTTTGCCTCGATGCGCTGTGCGGTCAGGGCGTCAAGGATGGCGCGGGCGTTCTGGTTCTGGTTGTCGATGATGTCCCGGGTGGTGTTCTGCACCGTGTTCCGGGTCTCGCAGGACTGAGTGGCCAAATTGTAGTTGACGCCCTGAATGGCAGAGCGGTTCTCGCAGCAGCACTCCTGCTGCTGCATCTGCATGGCAAACAGCTGCTGCATGAACGCCGCCTGCTGGTTTGCGCGGCTGATCTCTGCGGACATAAAGCCGTTGTTCACGGTCTGCTGCACGCCGTTGACAAGCTGCGCCTGCTGGTAGAAGCCATCACACATGCCGTTGTTGATACCATCCATCTTGCGCTCGATGTTGGCAAAATCGGAGGTCAGGACGTAGCCGTCAACGACACCGGCACCGGTGTTGCCATTGCCTCCCCAGTTGCCGCCCCAGCCGCCGCAGAAGGCGAACAGGAACAGGATGATGATCCACCATGCGCCATCATTGCCAAAACCAAAGCCGTTGCCGCCATTGGTGTTTGCTGGCTGAACAGGCATGGTCAGAACCGCAGAATCGGAAGAAAGAGACATTTTTGTACTCCTTTCGTATGTTTTGAATGATTTTTATGCTTGAACCGTGGCCACGGTTACGACTTAATGAAGAAACTGCTGAAACTGTTGCGCCATCGCCTGCAATTGGTTCAGCTGGTTTTGTGACATTTTGCCTGATTGCAAGAGCTTCTGCACCTCTGCTTTGGGGTCGCCCTGAAAGCTGGCCTTGAACTGCTGAAACTGCTGCATCATCTGACCAAACTGACCCATAGGGCCGGACATGGCGGGCATACCGCCGCTCAGAACGTTAAAAAGAGGGTTTGCCATAATTACTTGGCCTCCGTTTCAGGCTTTGTGGATTCTTGCTTTTCCAGCGCCGCACAGCGTGCCGCCAAAGCGTCAAACTCTGCACGGGTAACAAACTCCCCGCCGGGCTGCTGCGCCGTTTGTGGGGGCATCTTTGCCGGTGTGGTACGTTCTTTGTAATCAAAGACGCGGAGCGGCAGCGGCATCCCGCTTGCATCGGTGCTCTTAATGTAAAAAGCGCTGTTTTCGCTGTCCATCAGCAGCACGCTGTTGCCAGCTGCCACCATGTACGCTTTTGCGCCTTCTTCACCCTGCACCCAGATGATAGAGGGCGTAGCCGGTGCCGTCTGGGCTGTCGGCTGCTGCATCATGGGCGGCTGATAGCTCATCCCCTGCCGCAGTTGTGCAAGCTGGTCCGGCATCGGTTGACTGTACATCGGGTATCCATACGGGTAAGGCATCGTTTACTCCTCCTTGTACCAGTAATAAATCGGGCATTCCGCGCCGCTGTCCCAGCTGTCCCACCACTCGCCGTCAATGACGGTCAGAACGTGACCAGAGCAGCCAAGTACATACACGCCGCGCGGGTACTCCCGGGCAAAATCTGCCACAGTGTAACAGGTGGTGCAGTCCGCCTCCACCATGCGCCGCTTGTAATCCTGCTTTTGGAGGTATGCGCCCCATGTGCGGTTGGCGCTGGGCATATCGCCGATGGCGTAACCGGTGAGCGCAAGGCTGATATACGCCTGCTCCCAGCTCTGGCCGGTGGCCGCAGCTACCGCCCGCACAGCGCAGTCTCCAACGCTGCTGCCGTGGGGGTTTGGGTTGAACTTGTGCCACATGGCGCTCCCCTCCCTTTGCGTCCAGTGTACTGCGGTGCGCCGCAGGGAGAGACAACGAAGGCGCAACGAAGGACAAAAAAAAAACTAACACAAGAATTTTCCGTGTGGGCATGTCGCTTTGTTTTTGAGAAAATAATTTATTTTTTGAAAAATATATTGCATAAACAAATTATTTGTGCTATAATAAAATCACGGTAAGGGACACAGAACAAAACAAAATCGGAGGAAAATAAAATGTATATGGATTATCTGAGCAAGCAGGAAAAAATCGAATCCGTGGCGGATCACCGTTCTTATGCTGCTAAGGCAAAGCACTTTAATATCAGTAGTGCAGAAAAACGCCGCCGTGTGGCAGGAGAAGTTATCCGCAAGAACGCTTATCTGAAGCGTATTTACAAGGAAGCAAAGAAGCCCGGCTATTTTATGGCTGTTCCTTCTGTGTTTTTTGAGAGCATTGGCTAAAGGAGAAAAAAATGACAAACCGTACTGCAAACCGTCTCGGTCAATTGTACCGCTTGCTGTGCAAGGCTTGCGGCGAAGAAAAAAACGGCCGCCCGGCCAATGCCGCAGACCTTGACAACGCAACTCGTTGGCCGCTGCGGGCGGTCAGCCTCAAGATCACCCGTGCACACCAGCTTCACAAAATGTCAAACGATCTTAATAAAATGTGCGCCAACGTGCTTGCAGATTGTACGCCGGAAGAAATGGAAGATAGCTTTGCGCTGAAAGCACTCCCCATTGAACAGCAGGGCGCTTTTATGATCGGCTATCAAACCGCGGATGCTGAAAGCCTGCTAAAGGAGGAATAACCGTGAAGAAAATCATCAACGGGGCAAGATACGACACCGATACCGCAAAAAAGCTGGGGTTCTCGCAAAATGCCCCTGAAAGCGACCTCGACTGGTACGAGGAAGCACTTTACCGGACAAAATCCGGAAAATATTTTATTCACGGGGTCGGAGGACCCCGAACGAAATACGCTTCTCCTCGCGGAGATGGCGGCTGGTGCTCTGGCGAAGCGATTGTGCCGATCAGCGAGGATGCTGCCCGTCAGTGGGCAGAGAAAAAGCTCCCTGCCGATGAATACGAAATGGTATTCGGGGAAGTGAGCGAGGATGTCAACGACATCCAGGCAACCGTTTATATTCCGGCAGCTTTGGCCGCAAAGCTGTATGCGAAGCTGGACGAAGAAAATTGCAGCCGGAACGAGCTGATTCTGAAAGCGCTGCGTGAATATCTCAAATAAACAAAAAGAACCCCCGATGCTCCAAACGGAACACCGGGGGTTTTATGCTGCCAAAACAGCAAAGTCTAAAATCAAGAGCGGAACCGCCCACAGGCAATACCGCTCTCTACAAAGGCCGGAGCCTTTCAAGTCTAAAGGCGTCTCCCGCATGGTACGCACTGTAAGTAGGCGGGCGGGAGACTGGTCGGAGCCTATCTGGCAACCGCTTTTTTCATTCCCAGATAAAGCACTGGGCTAGCTGGCAAATATCCAACCTAATGCGCTTCTTCGAGAGGCCGGGTGGATTTCGTTGGTATTATTATACCACAATTCGTGCAAAAAGAAAAGCGGCAGACCCGAAAGCCTGCCGCTTCAATGCGCTTCACAAGAAAACGCACCCGATTAAGATTATGGTATCACACATCCAGCATTTTGTCAATGCTTTTCAGCCGGTAGCCTATCGCCGTCCGGCTGTAATGTGTCTGTGCTGCAATGTCCGGAAGCGGAAGCCGCTCAACGTACCGCAGTAAGGCTATCTTACGGTCTACCCTCCCAAGCGGTGCGATTTTGATGGCGGCGGTCATCTGCTGTCGGTCAAGTCCTCGCAGCGCAGCGGGCAGCACTACGCGAGCCGCCGCCACAGGTAGCACCGAGCCAGAAGGGTTGCGGCAGCTGTCCGGCGTTGCGCACCATTACGGGGACGTTGCCGAAATGGTGACATTTTGTCACCGTTTTGCTGTCAAAGCGGGTATCATTAACGGAAACGGTGCGATTTCGTGAATGAAGCTCGTATGTAGTGCTTGCCATGATGTGCTCCTTTACTGGTTGATGGTAGGCTTCTTTTCTGCCAGTGCCTTCTTCATCAGGCTGACGGCACCCTCAATAACGGCGTCAAGCACCTCGTCTGTAATGGCCCACCGAATGGCTTTCGGGCAGGCCGCACGCAGCGCGGCGAACACCTGGGCCTTTTTCTTTGCGCCCTGACCGCTGCCCATAATGCTGTCCTCTGCCTTGCAAACAAGGTCATAGGCAAGGTCCTTGACGGTCTGCTTATAACCCAGACGGATGCAGCCAACAGCCAGCGAGATAAAGCCCACCAGCATCAGCAGCAGAGCGATGGGCGCGGGGATAAAGTTAAGCATTGCTTCCATGATTCGTTACTCCTTTCAGCAAGTAATTGTTAATGTCGGTCTTGCTTTTTTGCATGCCCTCTCGGTTATTACCGGACAGTTGAGAATCCAGAAGGTTTTGCACGCCAACAAGGACGAGGCGTATTTCTTCATCGATTCCGTCAAAGCGACGGAGGTCTCTTGCAAGGGCTTGTGTATGCTGGAGCTGCCCCTGTTCCAAGGTGCCGACGCGCTTGTCCAGCTCATCTAGCCGCTTGTTCTGCGCGTTGTCCGGCTCCTGTGCCTTCTTGATGTACTTATGGATGATTTCCAGCACCTTGTCGATCGTGATGGCAGCGGCGCACAGGCTGCCAAGGATGCCAAGCACCCACAGGAGAGCTTCTTTTTCGGTCATTTGCCCTCCCGAAGACGGGTCAGACCCTTCTTGCGGATGATACGGGGGTAGTTGAGGGTGGTCACGTTGAGGTCTACGTTGCCGCTGATGCCCGGCACAGCGCCCTTGCTGGTGTGCTGGTGGGCGTTGTAGTTAAACGTCACGTTGGGCGTCTTGCCGGTGTAGTCGGCAAGCCAGACGTCCCACCGAGAGGACAGCCGAGCCATATCCAGTTCGTATTTGTAACCGGTGTATGTGTAGAGCTGGGCATAAAAACCCATCCGCTCCACCTGTTCCAGCGCATAGGCGGTGAGGTTGGTGAGGTCGAGGGTGCTCATGGGCTTGAGCTTGTTTTCCTCCACGTCCACCGCGAGAGGCAAAGTCAGCTCCTTGCCCCGCACAGCTTCTCGCACAAGGGCAAGCTCTGCATCGGCCATCGCTTCGCTGGTGGCGTAGGTGTAGTAGTAGACGCCCACGTCCAGCCCCGCCGCTTTGGCGTTTTTGTAGTTGGTCTCAAAGGTCGGGTCGATGTACAGGCCGTCTGCCCGCTTGGAGAGCTTGCGGTTGGTGCTCACCGTCTTGAGCATGGCCCCCTTGTAGCCCGCCGCTGCCACCCGCGCCCAGTCGATGGTGCCCTGATAGCGGCTCACGTCGATGTACCGGTATGGCGGGCCGCCCTCCCAGCCTGTGACGGTCTCCTCAACGGGAGTCTCTCTGGGTTTTTCCGGCGCAGGACTTTCGCTGCCCCCGCCAAAGAGTACCTTCACTAGCCCCACCAGAAATTCCAAAAGTTTTTTCATCGCTTTACTCCTCCTGTACGATCTCCTCAAAGCCGCTTTTGATAAGAATTGCCTTGACCTTCTCCTTCAGCAGGCGGGGGCAGCGGGCATACAGCGCCTTTGCCTCCTCCACGGTCTCTGCGGACATGATCTCCTGTGCCCATAACATCGCCATCATAAGTACCAACCTTTCTAATTTTTGTGTGATTTTATGCATACACAATCTCGCTCATTTCAAGCAAGCATTGCCTGAGCATCTCGTTTTCTTTTTTCAGCGTCTTGTTATCTTCCTGCAGCGCTTCCAGCGTCTGGGGCAGCTTGTCCAGTGCTTCCTGCTGCTGGCGGGCTTCCTGCTGCTCTTTTTCTCGCCGGGCCAGCTCCTCCGCCGTGTAGCGGATGTACCGCTGGATGGGCAGCTGCTCGGTCCACGCGGGCGCTGCCGGGACGGCGGCACGGTCGATGACCTTGCGCACGTCTTTGCCGCCGTTGGGATACTCTGCCACCGTCTCGTAGTGGCTCAGCTCCTCCACGGCGTCCTGGGCCGGGTGCTCCACCGCTTCGGTGTCGGCGGCAAGATAACCCGCCGTCAGGTCGGGGTTCTCGACGACTAAACCGTTTTCGTCAATAATCTTCATAATGTCTCCTTTCTGTATAGTTAAATAGCGATACAACTACCCACCCGGCAGGCAGCACCGTCGAGGCTGGCCTGCCGAATATCTGCGGTACATTCGCTGGTATCGCAAGATGGAATCTTGGAGATAATCCCGCCTCTGGTGCATTCACTGGTATAGCTAAGCAAGGGCCTGAAGGGCTCTATGCTGGCAATGGCATGGCCTATAAATTCAATGCCGCAAATTACAACGGCATATATGGTGCGTCTGATACCGTTCAACCGCCCGCATACTATGTGTACACGTGGAGACGGATAGAATAAATCAACTTATGCGTCGCCAAATCCATACAAAGTACGCAGGTGGTTGAACAGTATTGGATGCGCCATAGATGGAGTTGGAAGCAGATGCGTCAAAATGAACACTGTATTCTGTACCGCCATATTTCGAGTAACCCGCATATGTCGCACTAATAGCAGTAGTGCTTAATGCGCCACGACTTGTTACACTGTTAGAGGTTCCTCTAAATGGTCCAGAACCGCCGCTCGTTGCAGTGCTTGTAAGACTGCCCGTGATATTCGGCAGGCCAGCCTCGACGGTGCTGCCTGCCGGGTGGCTGTCGCTGGCACCCATCAGCACGCGGTCCTGGGCGTTCTGCTCCCAGGTGCCGCCAAACAGAGCGGCAGGGCTGGTGGTGTCTTCTGAAACCCAAAATTTGATTTTCGCATGGTCTTCTGCCAGAGCGTCCGCAATCAAGGTCTTTACAGCGTCTGCGCTTATCACGCCTTTCAGCGCGTCACCCACGGCCTTTGCGTCAGCCGGAGCATTTTCTACCGTCAGCGTCTTATCGGTGCTTACGGTGGCGGCGGCACGATCGGCGGCATCTTCTGCTTTTTTCTGAGCAGCCTCCGCTCTGGTCTGGTGTTCCTGCGCAGCAGTTGCAGACGCTTTCGCATTTTTTTCGCTCTCCGCAGCATTTGAAGCGCTGCCTGCGGCAGCAGTAGCTTCCCGAACAGCCGTTCCGGCAGCATCTTGGGCAGTAGACACAGATCTCGATATTTCATCGAGTGCTTCACCCTGCTTTTTGCTTAGCTCTTGCAGGGATTCCGCTTTCTTTTCACCGATCGCGGAAAGCGCACCACTTTTTTCAGTGTTGATCTCGTCCGTCGCTTCAGATTTCGCCGTATTGATTGCAGATACCGCAGTGTCTTTGGCGTCCTCGGTTTCCTGCTTTGCCTGGGCTGCTTTTTCGGCGCTGGATGCAGCTTCTTCGGCTTTTTGGGTGGCCGTGGCGGCAAACTGCTCCACATACTCCATGCCCTGCGCAATGTCCTCGCGCACTTCCACGCCGAGGACTGCTTTTCTGATGCCGTCGATGATATCTGCAAAAGTTTTTGTCACAGACGTTTCACCTCCGTCCGCTCTGTATAGATCGTGTCTGTTTCAAAGTTAAACGTATCCCACAGCCAGTCGTTGCCGAGATAAGCTGTCAGATTGTACTTGTATGGGTTGCAAACTGCAGTGATCGTCACCGCCGCTTTGTTTGCCTTCCGTTCAAAGTTTACTGTTGTGTGTCCGCGCCAAAAAAACGAATCTTCGCGGAATTTGAACCACACCCACTGGCCTTGCAAAAGCTTTTCGAGCCCTTTTTGAATGCCGTCATACTCCGATTGAGGGCGAAAGCACGAAAACCTGACCGTAATTTTTCGGCTCTTGTAGTGCAACTTGCCATCAATGGACCGGCTGAGGTCCAACGGACGACCGGCTCCTGGCACATTGACCAGCATCGAAAGCGTTTCCGCCTTGCCGATCTGGGGATAGGTCTTGTCAAAGAGTAGCCCGAACTTCTGCAGCAAAGAAATGGTGTTTCCGCCCACAAGGAGAAGAAAATCGTTAAAGCCGCTTTTTGCCGCAGCAGCTTCGGCCGCTTTGTAATCCACCCAATCCCTCCTTTTATGGCGTGCAGGCGGCAGAAATCTCCACCACCGCATAATGCTTGTCAGGCGTCATTTCGACCGTAAATTGGCCCTCATACTGCGTTTCTGGTGCATCAGATCGGTAAAACGCAAGCCACTGCCCCTGCAGATCGGTCTCCATCCGGCTGCGGATGTCCTCCCACTGCGACTTCGGGCGGAAACACTTGAAGCTCATGGACACTTTGCGCTGCTTAAAATGCACTTTGCTATCCAAAGCCTGCGTAAAATCAAGCACAATGTCGTACCCGGGCGGGTACTCCTGCTCACCTTCCACGTCCGGTGCGCCCACGCTGAAGCCGTCCTTCGAAAGGAGAAGGCCGTATTCCTCCAGCAGAGACTCGAAGCCATCGCCCATCTGGACATAAAACTTTGGAATTTTGGCGTTTTCTGCAGCAGCTTTTTCAAGCGCCTTATAGTCGATCATTCTGCGCTTTCCTCCGTCTTTTCCGCCGGGCTATAGGTCAGCGTTTTGCCGTCCCACACATAGTCGGCACCGCCGTTGATGTTGGACGGGAACTCGTCAAAAACAACGACGTTCTCCGGCAGCGGGTGCGGAACGCCAGAAGCTACGGCCCACACGCCGTTGTAAAGCCGGCCGTCCGAACAAATCTTGCACTGGTATACATACCCTTCTTTTTTCATGTCGGCACCTCACATAAACTCATAAAGCTCGCGGGGGATGCAAACCGCATCGTTTTTCGACCATCCGTCACCGATCGGTGTCTGCAGCTCAAAGCCCCACACGCCCACGACTGTTGCACCGCCATAACTGGATGTGCGCTCGTAACCATTGCCAAAAACAATTTTGTCTTTGTATACGGCGACGTCTCGCCGGTGCATGGTGTTCCACGGGTAAACGATCGAGTAGGTTTTGCCATTTACCGGGATAACCATTGAAGTTGCACCGCCGCCGCCGCCGCTGGCAAGCCATGTGGAGCCCTTGTTGCTCTCAAACGTCAGCAGGACTGCAGAAACGCTGCTGAAGTCATGCGCAATCGTCTGTGCCGTAAAGCTGGAAAGGCCGCTACCGGAGTCATCCAGCCAGGACAGCGCCACCGTTTTGTTGCGGATGCCGTGGAACGTGATGTTGCCGCTGTCAATGGTACAGCTGCCAGCACCATCTGTGATGGAAATGCCGTCTGCCGTAATGACAACTTTTTTGTCCGCAAGAGTTTCGTGCCCGACCGTAAGGCCGTGCTGCGGGTCAAAGCTGATGAAGTTTGTAGCCGTTTTGGCTGCATCCGCAACGGCTTCGTCGTTCGACTTTTTGTAGTCCGTCAGGTCCTTCATCAGCTTTTCGGACGAGTTTGCGCTCGTGCTGGCCTGCTCCTCAAGCGCATTTGTGCGGCCGAGGTTTGCAACCTGTCGGTCAGTCAGCGTCCGCCGTGTCATGCCGAAGGAGTATTCCTTTTTATCCGGCTGGTCAAAAGGCTCCACCAGCTTTGTGCACAGCATGATCGCATCCACGCCGTGCGGCTCGCTGATAATATGTGCATAGCTGGCAAATGTAAGCCGGTCAAGCGGATCATCGCCAATGTTTGTATACCCTGCATCCACCAGGTCAACCGCTTTGACGGTGTAGCTTGTCACCATCGCGTAGTTTTGCTGAAGGTCCTGCACGCCAGAAGCAAAGGTTTCATTTTCGCTGTCCGTGTCCTGTTCGCGGATTTTGGCAATGATGCCAAATTTCTCCGCTGCGGCGTCGTTTTGTATCCACCCTTCCTTCAGGTTGTAGGAATACCCGGATGCCGGAAGATATTTTTTGATGGTCGCCGCGTCCGCGCCCATGATGCCGTAGCGCTCCTCATGCTTGTACTGGGAAGGGTCCCTCCACCAGAGCAGCTTGTAATACCACTTCGAGGTATCCACGGTGTGCTTGTTGCCGATGGGGTAAATGCGGGTAAAAAGGTCGTTGGTATCCGTTTTTTCGGTAATGTCCAGCAGGTTCACGCCATACTGGATTTTTTGGTTTACAAGCCGCTGCGCTTCCACCGCCTGGTCGCAGTAGTTGAGCACGTTGTTTCCGGTTTCAGCGTTAAATGTGCAGTATGCATAACCGCCAAAGGTTTTGAGCACCATCTTGTCGATGATGTCCCAGATGCTGCCGTAGTCTTCGCCAACGCCGTATTTGTCGGCGTCTCCAAATTCTACGACAAGATCACCCAGCGCTGCCGTGACAGTGCCAAGCTCAAACTGCTTCATTTTTGCCGAAACCTGGCTGTTATGGGCCTCCACAAGGTGCTGCAGAAATTGCTTCAGTGTGCCACGGTAGTTAAAAGGAGTAACGCAGCTGTCGTTAAAGTAGCTCAAAGCTCCCTCGCAGTAGACCACACGCCGGTTGTACCAGTCTGCCTCGTGGTTGAGAATGCGCCCGCGCCAAATCTCTTTGCCGTCCTGTTTTGCCACGACGACGGTAGACATTTTTTGCAGGTTATCGTACTGCGGGTGGTCCCGGGGCATTGTAAAAGTAAGGCTGCCGCCCTTGCTCACCTCGCGGGTAAGCTTAGGCGACAGCACAAGCGCATGCGTGTTTCCGGGATGGTAAATGAGCAGCTCATTCGTAGGCTCTCCGTTTGGATAGCCGTAAATCTCGTACATCAATTACCCCTTTCTGCCAAGACAGACAGCTGCCCAAGCTGCGCATCCATGCCGGGTGCCATTTTGCCCACAAGCGTACCATCGTCCAAAACGATCTGCTGGTTTGCCACGTCCGGCAAATACTGCTGGACAACTTCGGTCAGCCTTGCAAGCTGGTCCTGCATTTTGGTCTGGTAAGACAGCATTGTGGAGTTGTTCGGGTTAAACATGTACGGGTCGCTTCGGTAGTCGTAACCCGCAAAGGCGCGCTCGTTGCCGTACCAGTAGGCGTCCTGCAGGTCTTTGTAGCCCAGCTTGCTCGAGGACGAGGAAGAACTGCTGCTGTCGCTCTTGTACTTTTTCCAAAGAGCGATGCCGAGTCCAACAGCACCGGCTACCACGGCCGCAATTGCCAGCGCAATGGGGTTTTCTGCCACAAATGCAACGACGTTTCCCAGCACGCCCATGATCTTGCTGCCAAAAGACGCCAAACCGGTGCCAACGTTTGCCAGCACGCCGCCCGCGCCGCCGGTAGCGCCCAGCTTTTGCAGTGCTTCGGTAAGGCCGATCACTTTTGTGGTCACGCCGTCAACGCCCGCTTCCACGCCGCCTCCGGTAAAGATTTTTTCGAAGACGGTAAAGGCGTTCTTCAGGCCGCCGCCGGAGTATGCCTCATTGATGACTTCCAGCGCATTTTTTGCCCATTTGGAGATAGCCTCGCGCTGGTCCTGCGTCACTTCGCCCCAAAGCAGGTTGACAAAGTCCAGCCCGATCGCCGCCGCGTCGCCGTTTTTTGCGTCGGAGATAAAGCTTCGCAGGATGCCAAAAATGCCTTTGTTGGACTCAGAGGACGCACCGCTTAAATACTGGTCAATGCGGGTCTGAGTAGCTTTGACGCTCTTGTCAATGGCGGTTTCCGTCTCGGTGACTTTGTCCTGTACACCGTCGATGTAGGTAATGACCTTTGTGTAGGTCTGCGCCACGCCATCGACAATGTGCTCTCCGGTCTCGGTCTCGGTGCGCTTGACGTGCTCGCTGCCATCGGCGTATTTTTCGGTTGCTTCCTGGATTTTTGTTGTAATGCCGTTAAAAGTCGTCTCCGAAATGGACGTCAGCGTGCCCAGCAGCGTTTTTGACATGTCATCATAGGTCTTCGTGACCTTTGTGACCGTGCCGTTGACGCGGGTCTCCACCTTTTTGTAGGTGGTCTCCACGCCATTTACCATTTCCTTTCCGGTCTCGGTCGTGGTCGTGGTTACGCGGTCTTTGATTTTGCCCGTGCTGTCCTCGACCTTCTCGTTCAGAGTCTGGATGCTGGTGGTCACCGTGCCGAGGGCGTTCTGGCTGGTAGTGGTGGCCGTGTGAGAGATGGACTCGATGACTTTTTCGGTTTTGGATTTTGTCTTTTTGGTGGAGCTTGTGCCCGTTGGGCTTGTTGTGATCGAGCTATCTGTTCCGTTTCCGTTTGCGGCCGCAATTTCTGCTTGACGTTCAGACCAGCTTTTGTTGCTGACACTTATTCCATTTAAAGCGTTTTGTCTAAGGCGGTCTCGGTTTTTCTGTCCAAGCTGGTCGTTTGCGTAATCTTCGTAGGTGTCATAATCAGCATAAGCATTTTTTCCTAAAGCCTTATTCAGGTAGTAGCTTGCTTTATCCAGTGCACTAACTGCAGCGCTTCCGAGTTCGCCGAACTTTTTGATAACGGCATTTATTGGGTTATCCAGCTCGAGGATCGCATCTCCAAGCCCTTTCCAGCCGTCGGTTTTATAAGCTTCTATGGCGGCAACAGTCATGGTGTTCAAATTTGACGTTACCATACCGATTCCGTCTGCCAAATCGCTTGTCATAAGGCCAGCAAGTTGCTTGACATTGTCTTTCAGCGTGTTGGTTCGGCCGTTCTGCGTCTGGCTCAGGTCGTCCATTGCGTTATAGTATCGCCCGCCTTCTTCGGACGCAGCCTGCAGCGCTTCGGTCAGCAGATCATAGCTGATGGTCATTTTCTGCACTTCGGCGGTGCTTTTGCCTGTGTAATCGGCCAAAATGCCATAGACATTGATGCCTGCATAAGCAAACTGCTTGATATCGACCGCGGTGGCCTTGCCAGTGTTTGCGATCTGCTGCAGGTTCTGCGCCATGCGGTTCAGCTCATCACTGCCGCCGCCGGTTGCTGCAACAGCGTCACCCAATGCATTGATCGTTTTTCGTGCATAGCTCGCATTTTCGCCTGCAGAAATCAGGTATTGGTTTGCTTTCGTCAGGGATTCGACATCAAATGGGGTTCGTGCAGCATCCGCCTGGATGTTTTCCATGACCTGCTGCGCTGCTTCTGCGCTGCCCAGCATGTTGGTCAAGCCGGTGGTGTATGTCTCAATCTGAGCGTTGTAATCAAGACCTGCAGAAATAAAGCTTTTGGCCGCATTTAAAGCGACACTGGCCAGCTTTTGAAAAACGCCAGCCATAATTGTGCCCTGAGTAATTGCGCCAGAAAGAGATGATCCGGACGCCTTTTCTGTGGAACTGGCAAATCCTTCCATGCCGTTGTTTGCGGATTTTAGGGCGGTAGTAGTCGACTTGAGCTGCGCTTCGGCTTGTGCCAACATGGTTTTAAGATTTTTGGTCTCAGACGATGCCTTGCCGGTTTTGCCTACAGATTCGTTGTATCTCTTGGTCAGCTCAACAACCGCTTTTGCGGCTTTGCTATACTCGCTGGACAGCGTGGAAACCGTTTTCTTGGTTTCGGATTGCACATTTTGAATACTCTGCCGATAAGCACTATCATCCAGCCCAATGGTGGCTTCCAATTCAAAAAGTTTCATGCTTCCTCACCCCCATTCAGGCCATTTTTGATGTGTGCTATCACTTCTTCTGCGGACGGCTGCGGCGGCTGTGGACGGCTTTCTACGAGGTCGGCCACACGGTCATACCAGCGCTCTTGTGCACCTGCAAGCGCACTGAGTATGTCGGTCATGTAAGCTTGATAGCTGATTGCAAGCTGCTCATTCCGCGCCGCAATGCGGCAGTGCTGCAGGATGTACGGTTTGCCGATCAGATGCAGCATGTCCAGCCGGATGGTGGAAGTTAAACGTCGATATCCATCTGCGCCAACTTCACCAACGAGAACAAAAAATCCAGCACGTCCTTATCCTCCACGGTGGCAGTAATAACGCGCAGAGTCTTGAACGGGGTCATGGTCTCGGGTTTGCCGTTCTCGTCCACGTCCGGCTCACACAGCAGGGGCAGCAGCTTTGCCGTGGTTTCGGCGTTGTCAAACAGGAGGGCTTTGCACATAGCCTTGATGTTCTTCTTGGCCTGGGCGGATTTCTTCTGCTCCAGCTCCGCTTCGGTTTCTTTGCCGGTCAGCACAGGCATTACCTTTCGCAGCTCCGCAACCTTGGATTTCTCCAAAAGGTCGGAAACGGCGTCTGCGATCAGCCAGCAGCGGCGCAGAAACTCGGTTTCGTCCATCTGGTTCAGAGTTTTCATGCAACGTCCTCCTTATGCTGCGGCCTTGGGGCTGTAATACCACTCCATGGGCACCACATCACTGCCCAGACGGGGGCAGCCGGTGAGGGTCACAGAAATGTTGCCCTTGCCTTTGTCGGTCGTCTTCAGGGTCAAACCGCCGGTGGACAGTGCGTTCATCAGCCGGACTGCCACATAGCCGCCGTCAATGGTGTCACCGACCCACCAGATGTCCTTAAAATCGCCGGTGCTTTCAGTGGGGTCCAGCGTCATGCGGGGAGTGACCTTCTTTTCCGTCACGTCAGCCGCGCCGAGGGCCAGCTTGATGACGTCGGTGGTTGCGTTCAGGGCCGTAAAAGCCAGCGTGCACTCGTAGTCCTCGATCTGCATCAGTTCTGCGGTGTTCTTCTGGGCGTTGTCCACGTCATCGCCAAGGTCTTTGAAGTTCGCCTTGCAGGTTGCGGTGACGCCGCCGGTAGTGGCGGTGATGATGTCTGCGTCCTGCACCTCAGTTTTGCCGGTCACGTCAAACTTGTTGACCACGATTCCGGCGTTGAACTGCATGGACTTGAATGCTTCCTGCGAAATTTTGGAAAATTTTCTTGCCATATTGCTCCTTTACTCACGGTATAAGCCGTGTAAGCTCAAAAATAAGGTATTCGCACAGATACCCTTCAGGCGTATTGTTGAGTGGCTGTGCCCAATCTTTATCGTCTTTGTCCAAAAGAATAGCGCCGCCCTCGCATTGGATGGTCAAGCCATTTGCGAGGGCTGCGCTGATCGTATCTTCTGTTTGCAGAATGGGGGCTCTGCCGCCCTTGCTTGGGTACCACAGCCGGGCGTGGAAGGATGCCGTTTCGTTCCACCCGCCGGGGATGGTGGGCTTGTAGGTAAGATAGGGCAGTGAAGCGGCAGGAGGGATGTTATCCTCCAGATAGCCCGGGATGCCAAAGCCGTTGAAAAACGCATTCAGCGCCCGGTTGATGCTCTCAGACGGTCCCATTACGGCAGCACCGCCTTTTTGCACTTGACGGCCCGCAGCCCCATGCCGGATTCCTGCGGGGCTTTGCCTTCGTCCGCTGCGCTGGTGACCTGGAAGGTCTGCCCGTCACTTACGCGCTTGACGTAGTCCGGGAAAGCCAGAGGCACAGCGGTGTTCACAAGCAGTGTGTAAGTGGATGCTGTAGCCGTCTGCTCCGCAACCTGCGCTTCTACAGTTGTGTCGTGGCGTTCTACGGCCTCGAACTCCGGGCCGTCCGTCCAGCCGGACACAAACCCGCCCACGCCGTCAGGCTCATAGCTGCGGGTCTGGAAGCAGAATTTTTTGGTAAAGCCCTGCATCACGGTGGATGCAGCGAACGGAGTAACCATGTCACATCTTCCTCCACTGATTGATCTCGGATTTATAGCGGGTCTTGCCGTCGGCGGGCAGTCCGTCCGTGCCTGTAGCCATCGTGCCGGACCACCCGGCAAAGGACTGGGACACATACACGCCGCCGGACGGGAGCGCCTTGTCGTATGCGTCGATTTTTTCAGCCAGCGCCACAAAATCAGGCGGCACACGCATAGGCTGCACCGTGCCGTTAAAGGTCTCCGCCACCAAATCACCGTCCCCGGCCTTGTGAACGCCGTCATTGAAGATGGATCCGCACACGAGGAAATACTGCCCCGGCACTACCCCGGCGGGCACGGTGTCTGGCTCAAAGGCAAACTCCCCGGCAACTGGGTCGTCCGCCCGGTCAAAAAAATTGTGCGTGTAAACGCACAGCTCGGGGACGGTCATTCAAAGTCACCTCTTATTCTCGCCCGGTGGATTCAGAGACGGCCACAGTGGGCTCGGTGTTGGACGTGCCGACGGTCACGACTGCGATGCCGTCCAGATACTCTGCCCACAGCTTCATGCCCATGATGGCATAGTTGGTAGTGGTGGCGTTCTTGTAGTTGTACTCGGTATGGTAGCCCAGCAGGTTGGTCTCGCCGGAAACGGTGTAGTTTGCGCCCATGGTGGCATAGTCCCGGTCTGCAGGGTCAACGTAGTACAGGTCGATGTTCTCCACGGGGACGGCGATCACCTTCTTCTGCTCAATGTAAGCATCGGGCAGGAGGAAAAGTGTCTTGTAACCAAGGAAATCCTTCACGTAGTTCAGGCCGAACTCAGTCTGAACGGTGATCTCCTTGTCGCCCAGGTAGTCGTAGAAGTCCATGATATTGGCAAAGCCCACGACCTCGGTCACATCCAGGTTGTCGTTGGCAAAACGCTTCAGGACTGCGCCCTTTGCGATAGCCAGAGCACGCTGCCAGGTCTTCTGGGTGCCCACCAGCTTGCCGGTCTTGAGGAAGGTGTAAAAGTCGGTCAGAACTTTCTTCTGCAGCTCATTGCGGAAAGCGGTGTCTGTGCGCTCCACGGCCACAGCTGCGCCGTACTTGGTGACGGCCTCAATGGAAACGGCCTTTGCCCACTTGCCAAGCTCGATGTCGTCATAGGCCACGGGCTCGACCTTGGTCTTGGTCAGAGGGATGTCTTCGCCTTCACCCACGGCGGTGCCGCCCTGCAGGCCGCCGTCAACGGTTGCCTTGTAGGAGACCAGTTTGGTGCCAGGTGCCTTGCGGATGGGGCGCATGATGCCCAGAATGGTGCGCAGAGCGTCCCAGTTCTTCTGGAACTGGGTAACAAAATCCACCTCGCGAATAGAGGTAGTGATCTGGGAAACAGTGGTAAGATTTACGGGTGCTGCCATGTGTTACTCCTTTGCTGCAAGCCCGAACGCTTCAGGGTTGGCCGCAATGGCCGCCTGCCGTTCGCTTGCGTCTTTGATGTTGATGATCTGCTCTTTGGTCATTTTGGAGCCGGTGTTGGTGGGCGGAGTGTCCACCTTTGCGCCGGTGGTGGTCGTGGTGCCTACGAAGTCGCTCCAATCAGCTTTCAGGCTGTCGGCGTGCTTCTTGGCGTCCTTGACCTCGCCCTTTTCATCCAGCTCCAGTTTGTCGATATCCTCGCCAGACAGCCGCACAACGCGGTCTGCGTACTTATCCAGCACCCCGGCGGACTTCAGCAGCTCCCGGAACTTGGCTTCCTTGGCTGCGTGGGTGTCTTTCTGGGTCTGCTGGGCCTTGTAGTCGGTCAGCGCCTTTTCTGCGGCCTGCTTGCCGCCGTTGGCTGCGTCCCGGTCTTTTTCGGCCTGTGTGCGGGCTGTTTTTTCTGCATCCAGCTGGTCTTTGAGTTCGTCTGTCTCCTTGTGCAGGGCGTCCAGAATGGCTTTTGCCTTGTCATCGTTGGAGGTTTCGGGGTTTTCCAGAATCGTGCGGATGTCAGCTCTTTTGAGTGCCATGTGATAGTCCTTTCTGCCCATGCTCGGGCTGCCATGCTTGGCAATAAGGTGTATTTGCCGGACGTGCTGCCGGTGTGGTGCCGCCTGTGGGACTTGAACCCACGGCCGCTGGTTACAAATCAGCAGCTCTACCATTGAGCGAAAACGGCATAAAAAAGCGGCTGACGCTGTGCGCCAACCGCTGAGTATTCAGTTTTAGAGCGAAAATTCACAGTCCGTGGCTGTCGGGTAGCCCTGCGCTTCGGCCGGAACATAGACCAAAACAGAAATTTTTGCTTTGCCATCGCCGTATGCGTTGTCGCACATCTCCTGAAGCGCTTTGCGTGCCTGAACCCCAGCCGCAAACAAATCTTCGACTTTTGCAGCCTTTGGCTTGTTCTTTTCCTTCACCTCAAGCATCTGCTTTTTGATTTCTTCAATTCTTTCGGCAGACTTATGATAAAGTCTTTCTGCGTTTTCCTGCATTTTCACAGCAACTTCAAGCTGTGCGCTCAAGTTTTCAAGCTTTGTCATCCTTATACCTCCTTGTTTCCTTCTTCCACCGCGATTTCTCGCAGCTCGTCAATGTGATTTTCCACCGCCGGGCGGAGGAACGGGCGAGGGGCCATGCCCCGGGTAAAGTGCCACTCGCCGTTGAAGTCCTTCCAGACCCACGGCGTTTTGCGTCCGTTGCCCTTCTCTGCAAAAATACCGGTGCCGAGCTCAACATAGACGCTGTAAAAGAGATTCGACCCGATGGTCACGGTCTTTTTGGCAAGGTCGAGGGCAAAGGTCAAGCTCTGCTTGAGCGCACCGCCCACGTAGCCCTCAATGCCTGTGCTGTCTGCCGTGCCTGTTGGCACAAGCAGCTGGGCGTAGTCCTGCACCTTCATGCCCCAGATGGTCAGCACCCTTTCCACCCACGCTTCAAGCGCTTCATGCAGCTGTGGGGTGTTGTCGGTGAATTTGATGTCGTAGTTAAAGTTCATCGTTTAAACCAGCTATCTACTTTCTTTTGCAGTCGCTTTTGTGCGCGTTCGTATGTAGAAGAGGTAATTTCTGTTTCGCTGCGGCCTTTGCCGTTTGGCTTGCTAGAGTTTCTGTATTCTTCAAGCGACTTATACTTGAATTTTTTTGCTCTTTTAGTTCTTTTTTCCCAGTCTGCTTTTATTCCTGTTGCACGCTCTTTTAGATTGTCCTCAACCCATTTTTGTGGATTTTCTCCGCCTCTGTTTTTTATTTTGTTAAGAAGATGTTCTTTTGCCATCCAGTCAGGAGTATCTTTAACTTTCATATTGGATTCATATTCCATTTTTGCAAGTTCTAGTGTTTCCTGCGATGTTTTATATCCACCTCCGATGGAAATGTTACCAAAAGAGGATTTTCTTGCTGAACTTCCGCTTCCACGTTTGCTCATTGCGCATCCTCCTTACTTACGGCGCTTTTCCCACTTTGGGTTGTCCACTCCAAGTTCTTTGAGAATAATATCCCTTGCGAAAGTCGTTTGCTTTGATGTAAATTCGGGCTTTGGGTAAGCATCAATATCGTGTAACACAACCGCTTTACTAATTCTTTCTTCTACCGCTTGTGTAGCAACCCAAGACTTTTTAACCCTTCAAACGTGTAATTCTTTGCACCAGCGAAGTTTGGGTTGTTTAGAACCCGTTCTGCTTGCTCCGCATAGTTTTTGTATGTTTCTGTTTCTCTTACAAGCTTTACTGCCTGCGCGATCTGCTTACTTTCGATAGACGAAAATCCAGCCCCTTTCGCTTCGTTATAGTCCGTTTTTGAATAGTCGCCCCCCGCTCTTGCGGAGCTGCCCGAACCTCGTTTACTCACGGTAGTGCCTCCTTTCGTATTCAAATGGCTTGAACTCGGTCATAGCCCATCAAAATTTCATAGCTATTTCTTACGCTTCCACGATTTTGTAGCGCCGTCCCAAGAAAGGCCGTGTTCTTTCGCTTCTGCTCGCATACTGTAAGTCTGGCCGCTGATAGACTGCACCTTGTCCCAGTTGATGCCGAAAGACTCTCCATCAACAGCGCCCGCCTGAACATTGTACGTCAGATAGTTGGTTTTGTTGGTTTTCGCGGTCTTTTCTTTTGTGTCTGGCTGTGCATACTCGAACGTTAAGTTGCCCTTTCCGTCCGTGGTAGCCTCCAGCACCTCTGTATCATACCGTCCACGTGACCACCCACGGCCCTCAATGTAGCGGGCCTCTATCGTTCTTTTTGCGCCGCCTGCAATGGTACCATCTTTGCTACCGCCCATGCGGGTGCTGCCGGAGCCGCTACCTCTTTTGCTCATATCGATACCCCTTCCTTTCAAATTCAAACGGCTTGATTTTGGTCACGTTCCAGTCAAACTCCGCCGGGCACTTTCCGTACCACAAAATACCGCTTGGTTGCAGCACTTCCAGCGCCTTGCGGCAGTGTTTGGCAAAGCACTCTGCTTCGTATGGGTCAGATTGTGTTCCGTGGCTCGAAATGCTCACAATGGCGTTTCTAGGTTCTCCGTCAAAGCACCAGTCATAACTTTGCTCGCCGCACCAGCAGAGCGTTGGAATGACGTGGATGCCGTGCGCCTGCCAGTATGCCGCCAGCCAGTGCTTTTTGTAGTGCATGAAAAGCTGCACCGCAAGCGGCATATCACTGTAAAGCGAAAAATCCGGCGAACATACCGCACCGAACTGCTGCAAAAGGGGAATGTATTTGTCCGGGTTGTTCCAGAACCGTTCAAACTGGTAATCGTCCTTGTAAAAATGCACGCCTTTTGTGGCCTTGTCTTTGGCCGTCAGCGCATAATTGACCGGGATCCATTCCAGCTTGTCAATGCGGATGTCCGTTTCCGGCTTGATTTCAGGGATGCCATACTTGCCCACGCCCGGAAAAATCATCTTTTCGGTGTTTTCCATCGGCAGAATCACGGTTCATCCCTCGGTTCTCGCTTTTTCTTTAAGATGCGACCGCACTCAGGGCAGAAATTCAGCTGGCCTGCACGGTGTGTCACGGTTCCGCACACGCCTGCGCCTTTCCTGTGCGTTTTTGTGATAAGACTGACTTGAAACGTGGTGTAAAGGTCATTCTCCCCTTTGGGGGAATTTTTCTTCCACCACGCAAGCCTCTCGCAAAATTTGCAAGGCTTCTTCTCATCCATGCTTTGCAGCCTCCTTTTTTCTCTTGCGTTCTTCCGCCCACCACATTTGCTCTTTTTCCTTGCCGCCCTTAGATTTATACCATTCGGTGTAATCCATGACGGGGGTGGTCTCTTTGGTCACATTGTCCCGCTGCATGGCGTTCTGCCGGGGGTACTTGCTCAGCGCAGAGGATAGCACACAGCGGCAGTGGTAGACCATCTCCGGGGCCGCGCTGGGGTCGCCGGGGCGCTGAATCTCGTAGCCCATGACCTTGAACGGTTCGTCAAGCTCTGCCGTCTGCTGATCGAGCAAGCGGTGCATTTCACGGGTGCGGTAGTCGTGGGTGGAGTTCCACCGCTTTTTGACCTCGATTCCCAAAGCCTGAGCGTTTCGCATCTGCTGCAAAGCCCCGGCGTTCTGGGCGCTGGTAAGGGCTGTGATGGCGTTGTTCATGGCCCAGTGGATCTCCGTGTCAGCCATTCCGTTCACCGCCTGCATGGCGATGTCGTGGACGCTCTTGCCCTGCACGATGCCCTGCATGACGTAGCGATTGAACACCCGGGCATCATAGGTGCGGTTGCTCTCGCTCTTGATGCGCTTGTTGGGTACCATGCGGGGGTTCTTCTTCAGCAGCAGCTTGACCGCTTCGGTGTTGTACAGGGTCAGCCCGAACGTCACGCCTGCGGCCTGTTCCAGCTCGTAGAAAGCCCAGTTTGCTCCAAAGGAAAAGATATTGTATTGCTCGTCCCGGGCCAGCTTGTAGGCTGTCTCTTGGGCTGTGGTGCATGTCTGCGTGATGCCGTCCAGCTTGGCGTGCATCAAATCGGACTGAAAGACCTGATTTTGCAGCCAGATGCGGTAGTCGTCCTCGGTGATCTTGCCTGCATCCAGCTGCGCCCGTTTGCGCTCGTCCAGCGCTTTGTACTTTGCCAGAAACTCGGTGAGCTGCTCCTGCATCTCCCGGCGGGCAGTGCCGTACACCCGGAGGATACGGCGGCGCAGGCGGTTCAGCTGGCGGGTAGAGATGCGGTCACGGTCGTTCATTGTTTTCCCCGGCGGGTCCCAATTTGATGTTTCCGAGTTCGTCAACGCCTACTGCGCGGACTTTTGGCTTGTCCCAATCAATCGTGGTCGGCTGCATCAATTCGACTGCATTTGCAAACCGCTCCAAAAGTTTCCTGTCGTTTTCGTCCAGCTCAATAACAAACTTGCCGATGATGTTTTTAGCCATCGTCTTCGTCCTCCTCGTCCACGGTCTCCCGTGTTGCGCTCTCAGCCATCAGCGCGGCCTTGGCCTGCTCCTTTTGTTCCGGGGTCAGGTTGGGCAGCAGGTCAATGGCCATGTCCTGCCCGATGATCGGTGCCTCAGAAATCACCGTTGCGACCTGTTCGGCGGTGTTGGTGATCTTGCTGCGGTTGAATGTCGGCATAGCATTGTCAAAGCCAGCCAGTGCGCAGATCTGCCGGATGAACGGCTTGACCTGAGCCTCGAAGTCGTCCGCGTTCTGGTTCAGCGGTTCATAGGCCGCATCCAGATGGTCGTTGGTGCTGTCCGCGCTGACGCAATGCACATCCAGCCCGCCAAAATCCTCATAGACCCGGGTGTGGAGCAGCTCCAGAAGCGCCTGCCGGGCTGTCACGGGGATCTCGGTGGTGTAGGGGGTGATCTTGCCGCCCTCGCTGGTGTCTGCGCCTGCAATGTGGTATAGATTCAGCTTGACAAGGAACTCCTGCAGCTCGTCATCGGTCATGCCGTTGAAGTTCTCGCACAGCCAGTAGATCTGCGAAAAGTCCTGCAAGTCGTTGCAGAAGCCGGACATCACCAGATCGGTGTTGTCAATGTAGGCTTTCAGTCCCACAAGGGTGCTCTGGTGCAGGTCGGAGCCCCACAGCGGTACAATGGGGAGAGCGCTGTAGTTTTCGCCCTCCACGCTTTCCAGCCCGCCGCCGGGTGTGGTGACGGTCACGCTCTTGTATGCCTGCTTCGGCGTTGTCTCTTGCATCACATTGCCGATTTTGCTTTCCGTGTACTCAGTGAAGCCGTCCAGCTCGTACAGGATATAGTGCATATCTGTGTCCGGGTTCAGCCGCCAGAAGCGCACACCCGCCTGCAAAAGGCTTGTCTTCTCATCGTACAGGGGCGCAAACTCGGTCAACTTGAAAACCACCAAGTGGTCGTTGTTCCAGAATCCGAAGCTCTCGCCGTGGATCAGGGCGAAATATCCGGCCTTCTGGATCTGCTCATCAAAGTTCTGCCCCAGTCTGTCCTTGTCCACGCCCTCGTCTGCAAAGACCACACCGTTGCCGAGGGAGTAGGTCGCCCGCTGCTTGTTGAGCCGCCGGAAAAGATTGCTCTTGACCATATCGGGGTGTGGGGTGTCCTGCTTGGTGTTTTTGGATAGGCGCTTCAGCATCAAAGCGTAAGCCTGCGCGAAGCGTTCAGCCCCCGGGTTTTTCTGGGCGTCGTACAGGTCAGCATCCAGCGCCATCTTGTACGGTCCGGAAGCGCAGTGCTGCTGCACGAACCGCCGGATGAAATCAGGCTGTTCCCCGGCGGCTTGCGCCTGCTGAAATGTCTGGAATGTGTATACAGTGCTCAAAATCAATCCCTCAGTTTTACAAGGCGCTTTGTGCGCACGAAGTAGCGGATAGCGTCCATGCAGTGGTCGTTGACCTTCAGCACGGTGTCGTCTTTGTCCGGGTCCCAAGCGTACACGCCGAACTCCTCCAGCGTGTGCTTGCAGTCTTTATAGATCTTCAGCCGACCGGTCTGCAGCATGGTCTGCACGTCCAGAATGCCGCTCAAAACGTCGTTGTTTGCGGGCGTCTGGGTAAAGCCATTCTTGCGCAGCTCTGTAATCAGGGGCAGGGCAGAGGGGTCAACGATGATCCTCTCCGGCTTGAGACCGTTCAGCCACGCCTTGAGGTCTGCAACATACTCGCCCACGGTCTTTTGCCGCTTCTGTTCGCGGCCGCTGTAGTAGTACTCCCGGGTGACGATCCAGCAGTCTGCATCTGCCTGCTTCTGGATCAGCAGAAAAACCGTGGCGTTCTGGGTGCCAAAGTCGCACGCCACATAAGCGCTCTTTGGAGACAGCGCCGGCAGCACATCAACAACGTGCTTCTTGCGGTCGAACATGTCATAAACAAGACCCTCGGCCACCGTCCACAGACCCAGAATGAAACGCTGATAGAAAACGCCGCTGTACTGGCTGCGGTAGCGCTCTTTGATGTCCTCGGCAAGTGACAGGTTATCGTCCATCGTGAAATGGAGATACATCATCTTGCGGGAACGGCATTTCCGCACCCACTCGAGATAAAACCAGTGCTGTGGGCTGCCTGGGTTGCAGTTGAACCAGAACTTTGACCCAGTGACAGAGCAACGGGCTGTGGCCTGATTGACGAAGCTTTGCGGCATCAGGGCCACCTCGTCGAAGAATACCCCAGCAAGGGTGATGCCCTGGATCAGGTCCTGGCTGCTCTCGTCCTTGCCGCCGAAAAAGTAAAACTCGTTGGTTTTGCCGCCCTTGCTGACGGTCATGCAGTTTTCGGCCCGATGCTCCTTGACGTTGTAACCACGGGCTGCAAGCTGCTGCTTGAGTGTGCCCAGCACGTTGCGCCGGAAGCTGGCAATGGTCTTTCCACACATGGCAAACTGCTGGCCGCTGTAGCAGGTCATGGCCCACTGGACGAAAGAAAAGCTCATGGCAAAGGTCTTGCCCGATCGGATAGCTCCATCGGCAATGATGCCGTTGTAACCGCTGTATGCGCTCTGCGGTGTCCACCAGCTCAAGACCTGCTTTTGCCGCTGGCTGAGGGCTTTCCAGCGAAAACCGTTACTTTTCCGCATGGTCGTCCTCTTCCTCTGGCAACATGTCCACATCATCCGGCGGGCTGATGTCTGCGGCAGCGCTCAGGGCCTCAAGCAGGCCATCGTCCGGGGCTTCTATGCCGCTCTGGTCTCCCAGCATAGCAAACTTGTCCACGATGGTGCCGAACGCCGTAGACAGCTGCGGCAGCGTCGCTTCTGCGATTTTGTCAGGGTCTGCCATCGCCTGAAGGTACAGCCCGAGAAGATCCTGTGCTTCCACGCGCTTGCTGCCTAAGTAGGAAAGCATGTCCTGCGTGTTCTGCTCTTTTTTTAAGGCGCACAAATCCGCGCATTTGGGATTATCTTTCACGATTTTCCGCACAGTGCTTTCTGCCACGTCGTTCAGTTTGGCGGTTCTGGCGTAGCTCTGCAGCTGCACATAGTCAGCAATGATCTTCTTTTTTTGTCTGTCTGTCAGCCGCTTTGCACTCACCGCCACCACCTCTCATGTAACTGAATTTTTATACCGTTCAGCAAACCGTTCTTGTACAAACAGCTTTTCGATACCAGACCCGCCTTTATTGCCAGTTCCCATAGAGGATTGCTTTTTTATGCTTGCAACCTCTTTGCACCCACTTGGCGCTTCATACTCGCTGATAACAACCATGAACGGAACTTCGGCAAGCCACTTTTCAAACGATTCATGGTCAAAATCGCATTTGTACCCCGTACAATTCGTTCGTTTATAGGGGGGGTCTGCGTACACAACTGCATTTGACGGAATTTGTACGTCCCTGTAATCCATTTGCAGACCCTCAAGATTTTGCAGACCCTCAAGATTTTGTAGGCGCTCAAGATTTTGTAGGCGCTCAAGATTTTGTAGGCGCTCAAGATTTTGTAGCCTTGCAAGGTGTTCTAAATCATAGAGCCTTTTATGTTTCGCTCGACTTCCAAGCCACTGTGAATAAAGCCTTTTGTATTCCTTGTTATTCGACTTAATATCTTTTGAGCCGCCGTCCGAGTCTATTCCGAACTCTCGCAAAAGGGACGTATCGCCAAACACTCTTGCGTAATGCAAAGCCTTTTTCCACGGCTCAATCTCTTTTGAATAGAGATAATCCCTGCGGTTGTTGCCGAAGCTCCAACAGAGCGAAACATAAGGGTCAGAATCCTTAAGCTTATGAAAATCCTCACGGCTAATCCAACGCTTTTCGTTGGCATACTTGCCGTGAACAGCGTCCATGAACAACTGTGGGCCATCGCCGATGTCATTCGCAACAATGTGATTCCATTTGCCAGACAGCAATGCGGCGTGTGTGACTGCGCAGCCACCAGCAAACAGGTCAATCAGTGTGTCGCCAGCAGGGAGATTAGAAATAACCCACTGTGCAATTTTGTTCTTACTGCCACGATACGGCACACCATATCTCACGGCTGGTTTCTCCTTCTTCGCAAAAGAAAAACCGCCCGGAAATCCGAACGGTCAAAATATCGAATGTGCCGCCAGCTGGATTTGAACCAGCACCCACGGAATGGATGTGCACAGTGGTTGGCTGTGCAGTGATGTTCCCGTGGTGTCACCAACGTTGTCCCGCCTTAAATGGGCGGCGCTCTGCCATTTGAGCTATGACGGCATATAAGCAGCGCCCGTGCATTCAGTTCGTTGGACATGCGTCAAACGGTGGGCGCTGCTGCATCCGGAACTTTCGCGGCCGGATGCCCCGCTATTGCGCGGCCCACTCATAGGGCACGCAAGCACTCCCGGCAGGGCTCGAACCTGCAACATGCGGTTTTGGAGACCGCTGCTCTACCACTTGAGCTACCGGAGTATAAAAGCCGCCCTTGGAATCGAACCGGCCGTGTCTACACACACGCGCCGCGCTCAAAACTGCGCTCAGGCGGCCATATAAAAACAGCTCCGGTTCGCCGCCGGGGCTGTTGGTTGGCGCACATCCTGTCAGGAAAGCTACACCTTGGCAAGGATTCTAAGGCCTTTTCTCGGCACGGGAGGTTGCACGTGCGGCCTTGCGGGTTGTCTAGTCCATGCGCCATACGGTGCGATACGGCGGAATCGAACCGCCTCCTGTCTCTCATGAACGGCAGGCTGCCTTTGTTTCAGTGTATCGCATAGAAGCAGCGCGAAACGTGAAGGAGAGCAAAGCCCGGTACCTGCAAGCAGAAAAGGAGGAAAATGCCAAGAAGGGACACGTTTCGGAGGCTGCGTGCATCGGTTTGCCTTTTGGCTTTTCCGATGATACAATTTTACACCATGCGATAGTGAAACCGCAATGTAATGACAGTGCAATGTTTTTAAAGGCTCAGCTCCTCCATTGCTTTGCGCCGCAAGACATAGACCATGCGCAAAGAGTAATTCATATCTTTTGCGACCCTGTCCCACGTGAGGCAATCGAGATAGTACTTGTACAGCACCGTGTATGCTTTCTCGTTCTGGATCTGGGAGAGCGCGTTTCTGATCTCGAGGAACAGCCTGTCGCAGACCGCTCTTTGCTCATAAGCTCGGCGCTCCGCTTCCTCCTCGCGTTCCACCGCCCGGGCAAGGCTCTGGCTATCTTTGCTGCCGCCGGGGGCCGCGCTGAGGCTCTGAGTAATGTGCCGGGTGGCCTCCTGTGCTTCGGCCAGACGGTCAGACAGCAAGTAGTATCTCTTTTCTGCTTCGCGGTAGCGGTTCAGCCACGCCTTAACGGTGCTGTAATCGGTTCCGTCCGGCTTCGGTGTGTCGGTGTCAGGTGTCCATGTGCGGGTCATGTATCGTCCTCCATTTCTTCAATCTCAATTTCCACCCGGGGTTTCTCCCGGTCAAGCTCCACCCGGCTGCCATCGTGGGCGGCGACGATCTTGCTGTTGTCGTCCTCCAGCACGCGGGCTTTCACCAGAATGTCCGTGGTCGCCTCGATAAGGTTTGCCAGATCGACCCTGCGGGCTGTCTTCATGTAGTACACGCACCTCACGTTCACACGGGCAGAGATAGGGCTGCGCGGCCTTTTGATTTGCCGCAGGCAGTCCGTCTCATAATCCACGTAAGCCTTGCTAGGGGCCACAAAGCGCCCGCCTGAACGGCTTCTGAGGATGCGGGCAGAGTTTTTTTTGGTGCGCGGGTCGCCGTAGAGGGTCAGTTTCATCTACTCACCCCCATTGTTCAGCCATCGCTTTTGCAATGCCTGGAAAAGTTTTTGCTCTGTTTTTTGCCCTGTCAGCGGTAAACATCCCTTTGTGCTGCTCTTCATGCTTGCGAGAGTAAGAGCCAGATGGACACCACGTTGCAACAGGTTCGACGATATTTGTTGGACACAGCGGCTCAAGCCCTTTCAGCCAAAGGCAAGTTTTCTTGCTGTATGGGTGTCCATATTCATACGGCTGCACAGCTTGCGTATACGGCGGCAGACAGAAAACCTTACTCGGTATGGGATTCTCCACGCAGATTCTCGGCACATCCGCCCACCAGAACCGCATAAACAGGTCGCGGCCTTGAATGCCCAACATCACGCGGTCAGCTTGAAGCTGGTGCCCTTTCCAGAGATGCCGTGCGCCGGCATTGCTCAGGTATGTGCAGGGCGGGTGTGCAATGAGCAAGTCCCACTTGCCAATGTCATGCGTTACGCCGTCCATTGTCACGACTTGCCCCCCCCTTCAGAGCCTTGAGCGCATCTCCAAGAATATGCCACTCGGGATGACCGCCGGACGGCTCCTGAATATCGCAGGAGTAGGCTTCGTGGCCTTTTGCCCGGAACGCCTTGCATACTTCCTGCGATTCCTCACAGGCGATAAGTACTTTCATCTGTCCGCTCCTCCGTTCGCTCCCATGTACTTCTTGCGGCCTCGCTCACGGTGGCGGTCCTCGTGGTCGTAGTGGTAGACCTTGCCTGTGTCTAGCATCTCGCGGGTATAAGCGGCTTCTGCGCCGCGCTGACGCTTGTACTCGGCGTACTTCGGGCAGCTGTCGTGGCATACCGGGTGCCGTGCAGGGCAGTCTTTACACGGTGTCATCGTCATTTTTTAGCACCTCCGGCGGCATCGGCATCCAGCCAACCACAGGACAGTCTATCTTGTTGTTGTAAACTTCGTCCGGGTTGAAGTGGCGGTATTCCCACCAGCCTTCCGGGATTCGGTAGTCGTCCCGTTCTTCGTCGTATGTCCCCCAGTAGGGAAGGTCTTCCCAATTCCATTCGCTGTCCTCGGAGAAAACATTGCCGTTTTCATAGTGCGCCGTTGTAATGCCCAGATAGTCATTACGCCGGTACAAAACCAGCACTTCGGTTTCGACCTCCGGAGGGTCCTTTTCAGGGTCGCGCCATGTCGGCCGCAGGGTTTCCGGGTCGATGGTGGGCGCCTCGCTCACCATATCTGCGCAACATTCAGCGGTGCTTTCGCACTCGTTTGTGGTTTCACGTCCAATATACTGGGAGTATTCTCGCATTTCTTTTTCAAGAGGGGTTGCGTTAATCAACCTCACTTCATCCATTTTTCAGCACCTCTGTCCTCACCGGTTTGATGTCACGATACTCGGGGTAATGGTCGCCCGCCAGCTGGCAGGCCCGGAACTCTGCCGCAAACTGACTCGCGGCATTGATGCGGTATGTAAGCGCCGCGTTCCCGTGCGGACCGCTGCACTCTACGATGACTTTGTATCTAGGCATTTCGTCCTCCGTTCTGGTTTGCCTGCCCAAGAAGCTTTCTTTCTGCCCTGGACTTGAGCATCCGGGTGCGGGCAGCAAGGCAGTGCTTCGCCAGCATCTGCTCACCCTGGGCCTTTTCGACGGCCTTTTTCCACGCCGGGAGAAGCTGGCTCTGCCAGCTGCACTCCGAAATCACCTCGTGGAATGTCTTATAGGCCATCTCATCCGGCACATCCTTGAGCGATGAGTTCGCCCAGATCTCCGCGATGCTTGCGCGGTTCTCTGCGGTCTGAGGCCGTCCAAAATAAGCCTCAGCGTCCGCAAGAAGCTTTGTCATCATCTCCACTGTCACGGTTTCACCCCCTTGAAAATATTTGCGTATGCTTCTGCGGTGCTTTCTGTGGCTTGTTTCCCGCGAGGCTGTTCTTGTCGGCGCTGCTCATTCGCTGCCACATCCCCCGGCGTGCGCAGGCCGTCCCGTTTCCAGCCTGACAATATGCCGTTGATGTAGCTCCACGACCGCTTCCCTGCTTCTGTGGCCTTGTCAATCGCCAGCAAGATCATCTCTGTACTGTACTCCTGCCTCCACTTCTGCAGCTTGTCCAGTGCAGAGCGTGGAAAGTCGCCAACGGCCTGCTGATAATGCTGGACGATCTTGGAAAGTTCTACGTCAACGGCGGCGGGGGCGGCGCTATTATATATATCCCCGTTAGGGGATATAACAGTTCCAGTTCCAGTAACAGTTCCAGTTCCAGTAACAGTATCATTATAGTTACCACTTGCTTGCACTTGGTAGCATGTGCTAGCAAGTGCTGAACTTGCTTTCATTTGAGCAGCACGGGCTTTTCCGGCTTCCCGGCGCTTTTGCTTGACGTTCTCGTACTTTTCCGTAGCCGAATCCACGCCATTGCACATAAACCGGAAATTTCCACGCATTCCACGGTCGGAAAATGTTGGATTTTCGCCGGTGCGGACGTGCTTTGCCAAAGCCCGCATCAGCTGGCCCACTTCGGCATCCGTGTACTCTTCCAGCGCATCGAACCAGTCCAGATACACGACAAACGACTTTTTTTCTTCTTTTGCCACTTGCTCACCTCCTTTGCACGCCCGTATAGCCGGATAGCACAGCTTGCAAGATCAGAAGGGGAGATCTTCTGCGTCTTCGTTGATGGGGTCATACTCGGTAGATGGAGCTGGTTCTGGCGCGGCAGTGCTGTGCGGTGCGTAATCCGCAAGCGTTTCGCCGGGGTACATCTGCGCGCCCTGCAGGCCTTCCGGTTCTGCTGCCGGTTCTGCAGGTTCCAGCGGCGGGCCGGGCTGTGCCATCAGGTCGATCATCTGCTGCAGCCAGCGGAATGTCACCAGCCCGCCGGGCTGAACATCATCCGCGTCCACATCGTAGTAGATCTTGCCGTTATACTCCCGCTCTTTCAGCTTTTGAGCAAAAACCGTGACCTGATCGCCTTTCTGCAGCATGCCGTCCCACTGGTCAATGCCGTGCCAGAGGTTAACACCCACAAAGAAGCTCTGCCATTTGCCGGATTCATCCTGTGTGCGGCTGGCTTTCAGGTCAAACTTCAGCACCCGCTTCTGCCCGGCATCCCGGAGCACCGGGTCTTTGGCGATCTCGCCGTGCAGCATGATGCCGCTCTTGGTCTGGACGATCATGCATCATCACCGCCAAACGGATCATCGGCATTTTCCTCTGCAGAGGGTGCGTCCGGGGCAGGGATCAGGGTGCCGGCCGTCTTGCGGGGGCGCTTGGTGCCTGCGTAGGGGTCCAGGACGGGCAGGTCTTCCGGGTCCACCTCACGAGCGGTGCTTTCGGCATCCACACGCACCTCGCTCTCATCGCGCAGAGCGCCGAAGGTGGACGGGAACGCTTCACGCAGGGCGTGCACCAAAGCCACCTTGCGGATCATGGTGGCCTTTTTGCCGTTCCAGAGAGATTTGCCGGTGTCGTATTCACTGAGCTTGACTTCCTCGTAGCTGGCGCGGGTGCGGTCCTTGCGGTAGACCTTTGCCCAGCCGCCGAGAAGGGTCTCACCGCCGATAAGGGTCTCGCTACCGTCTCCATCATAGACAATGGAGCCCTCACGGTTCAGCAGCTGGCCATCTGCGGTCAGGACGATCACGCCAGCCTCAAAGCCGTCAAAGTTTGGGTTGCGCTCGGCCATCTGCATGTAGCAGTTCTTGCCCAGCACGATGGTGCTGGCGGTGTCATCGTTCTTGTTGTCGTAGTGGATCAGGTAAGCCTCTTTGGTGAAGGGGTTTAAGTGATACTGCTTGCAGGTCTCCAGAAAAATCTTGCATTCTGCGTCGGTAGCCTTGGGGCAGATAAAGTTGCGCACGTCTCCAAAACTCACGGTGAAGTGCTGACCGTCGGCACCGGTGATCTCCACCGGCACGGACGGGGACGAAGCCTGCAGGGCCGTGCTGCCTGCACGGCTTGCGCTCTGCAAGGAACGGTTTGCCACAGTCTGGGCGTTGGGAACGGACAAAGTGGGCGCAGCCGCGCCGGGTCGAGTGAGTGCCATAAGTAAATACCTCCAAAATTATTTGATAGAGCCATAACGGAACCCGCGCTCGGCGGCTCCCTGCTTGAACCATGCGATGTCTTCCGGGGTGAACTCCACCCAGAAGCTATATCTCTTGCGGGCAGGGGGTTCCGGCTGTGCAGGTGCTGCAAAGCGCTGAAGCATTCCAAAATCCAATCTTCCATCCGGCGTGATGGCTGCATTGGCCTGCGCCGTCTGAGCCGCTTCTGCGGCGATCTGGCGTTCTTCATCGGTCGGGGGGATAATGACCGGGGCGGCGGCCTGCGCGCGCTCTGTGGCCTTCCGTTCGGCCTCTGCGCGGCGCTGTGCATCCCGGGCATTCTGGCGGCGGCTGTGCTCCACAAGGGCGGCGTTCAGATTCAGCTCACGCAGATACTCCGTGGTGCAGGCTTCGGCATCCTCGCCGCAGGTCTCCCGGATCAGCCGCAGTTCTTCCCGCCGGGTCTCCACGCTCTTGCGCAGCTCCCGGCTGGCCTTTGCCAGGTCATAGGTTTTATTGAGCCACTGGGGCACAAGCAGGCGGTCAAAGGGGATCAGCTCCCGCAGTTCTCCGATGCAGTCGGTATAAACAGCCCGCAGCGCATCCTGCTTGTCCTGCCGTTCGGCTTCTTCCACCGCCTTCACCTGCTGGTCAATGGCACCGGAGACGGCCTTACACTGGCCCTGCATCTGCTTGGCGCTCTGCAAGAATTCTTCCAACGGCTTCATGTAAAAGGCCTTTGCGCTGCGGGCGGCATCACTGAGCTGCTTGTCCAGCTTGTTCACGGCGGCGCGGTCAGCCTTGGCATCCTTGATGGTCTCCGGGGTGTAGACGCGGCCGGTGTAGGCGGCCAGCATCTCGGTCAGGTTCTGCTGCACCTCAGCTTCATTCCACCGGATCGCGGGCAGTTCCGGGTGCTCCACCCGGACAGTCAATTCTTCTTGCATAAATATTCACCACCTCTGATAAACTATCTCACCATCGTTGTTATATACGATGTAAGTATTGCGGGGATAGCCTTGCGCGTGTTCCTTTTCTGACAGTGCATCCGCCTGTCGGACCAGCTCTCCCACTGTCTGCGCAGAGTGCCTCTCTAAAAGTTTCGGCGGGTTTTCAAGCCCGTCATAGATCTGCATAAGTGCCACTTGTAAAACCTCCTGTTTTGTGTTATTTTTGTGGTGATGGGCGGCGAGACTCATCACCCTTTGGGCTTGTCCGTGTTGGAGCACGGGCAGGCTCTTCTTTTTTGCGTCATACACGGTGTACCACATGACATGGTGGACAGTGTCAGGCATACGTGATCTCCCCGAACTCCTCTTGCAGCATCTCCCGCACGTTGTCCATTTCTTCTGCGCACATCTCCCAGACGTTTGCCCGTGCGGAGTATCCGGCCCGGACAACAATGTCATCTGATGCTTCGGCTTCTCGCCTGCAGCGTTCGGCAAGCCGCGTGTAGGATTTGACTTTGTCCTCAACGTACTCTTTAGCCGTCATCATGCCCCGCGCTCCTGATTCTCCGGATATTCCGGGTTGCGGGCGTGGGTGCGGTTGATCTTGCCGTACTTGCGCCGCTTTGCGGCTCTTTCCCTGTCCTCTGCGGCAAAGCCCAGACGAGCCAGCAGAACAGCGGCCAAAATCAGCACCAGCGACACCGCAAACAGCGCGCCGGAGATGTATCCGGTGGTCTGCGCGGTGCCCTCTGCGCCCATAGCTGCACCCATTCCAACGCCGCCAAAAATGACGGCTAACCAGTAGTAAGTAGTAGATTTGAGCTTCATTCTTTCGGTTCCTCCTTTGTGTAAACCTTTTCAAGATTGTAAAAATCCTTCACCCACGCCATAAACCTAGCACGGGAGATGTCGGGGCAAGGCTCTTTTGTTCCTACGGACGGCTTTGACCACTCCGGGAAGATCCCCGCCTGAATCTGTGCACCGAGGACTTTCTCGGTCTTTTGGATACCGTTATCCCGCAGAATCTGGACGCATTCGGCAATCTTCATGCCCGGGTTCTTCATCCTCATTCGCCTCCTTCTTGACTTGCATCTGCATCTTCAACCGGATGTGTTCCAACCGCTCCGGCTGCCTTGCATCCCAGCGCTGTTCGAGCCAGCGCTTGTTGTAGTGCTTCTTTATGCTTCGCTCCCCACAAATTCGCCGTTCTTGAGCGTATACCAGACGTTTTCCTTGATAACAGAGCCATCGACCTTTGCCATTTTGGCGCGGATCATGCCGCCATCATCGTCGTACTCGGTCAGGACGAGATAGCAGCCCATTGCGCCGCGTGCCTTACTGTGTGCGCCGTTTGCAACAGCAATGCTGTCTTTTCCAAACGCTTCGGCTCTGCAGCAATAGCCGGAAGCCGCACCCGTGGACCAGTTGCCGGAAGCCGCACCCGTGGACTTATAGCCGGAAGCCGCACCCGTGGACCAGTTGCCGG